ACTTAATGTACAATAAACCATACAATGAAAAAATTAATATCACTTGAAAAGCGCGTTGAGAATCTACTCAAAAAATACAAAACGCTTCGCAATAACAACAAAGCACTTTGTGTGAAAGTTTGGGAACAACAGTTCGAAGAACGCAAAGACATCACAAGCAACTTCTTCGCGATGTACGAAAGCGGAAAGTATGTAAGCGCGGACAACATCACACGCATTGCACGATTGGTTAAGGAACACAATCCAGAACTCAGAGGAACAAACCACGCGACCAATAAGAAGAAAGAGCAGTTGATTAAACCACTATTAAAGAAATGAACAAACAAATCTATTCAACCCCATTCGGTCGCCTCGTTAAAAGTCAATTCAAGACGATGCATAACTTTAAGAACGTTCTTCGCATCAGCGACCCGACAGCACGTCTTTACGTCGCACACCCCGAACGAATGAGAATCAAAGACTTCAACAACATTTGCCTTCACACAGGACTTTCACGCGAAGAAGTATTCAGCACATTTACACCAACCATTTTAATAAACGAAGAAAATGACTAATCAAATAACGCTCAATTTAGAACAGGAACAAGTAGTGTTTTTGTACGATGAAGTTGCGGAAGGTAATCTTTATGTAGCTTATAAACCTTGGAAAATAAAACAAAACTTTGAAAATTTTACTATTGAAAATCCTTTTCCAGATAGGAATATGAGATATAGTTTAAGAGAAGGACATGTGTTTATAGCTAATCGATATCAAGATGGTCAAATTTTTCAATTTTTACTTTTAAAAGGCATAAAAGAAAAGTTTTTTAAAAATCACAAAGACGAAGATGTTAAACATTTTTATCACATATTTTTGAAGTTTGCTTTTGAATTAAGAGAACAAAAAACATTCGGTGACCTAATTAAATTTTCTGACAAATACAACAACTAAAACAATGACTAACGAACAAATAAGACAGCAGATAGTAGATATGATTCCTTTTGCACACATGGAAAGATTTGAAACGCTTTGGTTAATGCTTACGCCAAAATACGAACGCCTTTCAACCGAACAAATCAAACAACAACAAGAACTTGAAAACGAGCGTGAGATATTCTGGAGCGCACTTGAAGACGTTGTTTGTAGCGTTGTGGGTATTCAATCGCAAATGCTTTACACCCCAACAAGGAAACGCGAGATAGTGACCGCGCGACAAATGATTTTCTTTTTGATCCGTCCGTGTTACTTTCAGTCCTTCGAATCAATTGGTAAGCACTACGCGAAAGACCACGCTACTGTTATGCACGGAATCAAGCAGGCGACGTGGCAAATCGAGTGTGACAAAACTTACGCAGCAACGGTTGAAAGAATCTGTGGATTGATGAATGAGATGGGTTATGCTAAACCTATTAAATTTTTCACTAAATTTGTGGAACACTTGGAGCATCAAAAACAACTCGAAGCAAAAAGAAAAGCCAAATTAAAATAAACCTTAAAATCAAAAATGTATGAGCGACTATTGCCGTTATTGCGATTCAGACCAAATTGAAGAACGCATTTCAGAAATCAAAAGAACAAACAGAAAATATCGTGACTGGGACGATTCAGATGTTCAGGAACTATTCGAAGACGAAATAGGTCTTTGTTACGAATGCACACGCGAGGAAGACGCGGATATGGAAAGGGACGAATATTGAATAACTATGGAAACAGAACAAACTGCTGTTGAATGGTTTTACAAAAAGTTAAAGAACTATAAGAGTTTAAATTTAACCGATAAACTTATTCAAGATTTATATAAACAAGCACTTCAAATGGAAAAAGAACAGATTGCAAAAGCGTCTGGAGAATTTTGGTTTGATTAAAAAATAAACAATGATGCTAATACTACAATTAAAGAAACGAGTTGAAACACTCGAAGCGCAAATAAAGGAACAAGACCAAAAGATAAACGACATTCTCATTCGCTTATCAGTTCCACAAGCAAACCTTCCAGTCACGACGAAAGAAAAGAAGACTACGTTCGTTAAACCAACGGTTGTCGAAATCTACGAATATGCTTGCGAGAAATTAAGCAACGACGACGCGCTTAAATTTACCGAGAAATTTCATGCACATTATGAGGCGAATGGTTGGAAGGTGGGACGCAACGCGATGAAAGATTGGAAGGCGGCCGTTCGCAAGTGGGACTTATCTACCTTTGTAACTACAAACCAACAAACAAAAATCAAAAATGGAAAATTCGATTCAGACGCTGCGCAACGCATCTACGCAGACGCTCACAATTACACAAAGGGTTGATCGTGCAGAAAGAGAAAGCGCATTTGTAGCCGACTACGACTTGCCAACTTTTGTCAAGTTATGCTCAAAGGTCTGCGCTATGTACGGAATAGCGTTACCCGAAGCACAACTACTCCAGATGCTTCACGAGTTCATTGTAAAACACTTTCGGTGGGTTACGTTCGAACATTTCAACCTTGCTTTTGAGTTGAACGCAGCGAATGAACTGTCAAAGAAAACCGAACACTTCGGAGCGTTAAGCGTTTCGTTTATAGGCGACGTATTGACGCACTACAAACCACACCGCGACAAAGCGAATCTACAAATACAGCGTGAAATAGCGCAATCAATTGAGGAAAAAGCAGAACTAATAAAAGAAAACGAAATGGCGGTGAATGACGACAGCTGGAGAAGAATGTTGAAAGAAGATATTGACAGCTTCAAACAAGGCAAAATGACGACCTTAGAATTGCGAGGAGTGTCAATGATGCGGTGGTTAGAAGAAAGTAAGCGTATTACAGCTGAAACATTCACAGACGAAGAATACAACCTTTGTAAAGCGAAGGCACGAAAGACAGTCTTCAATGAACAACAACTTTCGAAGGGAATGGTTGAGCGAATGAGTGATAGGAAGCGTCAACTACTCAAAGAATCGATTCAGTTTGAAGGCTTTCGTGAACTTTACAAACTTTATTTGTCGAAGCAATGTTAAATATAACCAACGAAGATAACATGGAGCTCATGGCTCGTTACCCTGATAATTACTTTGATTTAGCAATAGTTGACCCACCTTATGGAATAGGTGCAGATGAAAACGCTTTTAAAAACGGTGTTAATTGTAAAGCAAATGGCTTTAAAGAACATAAAAAAGGAAGTTGGGACAATGCAATACCAAAAGAAGAATACTTCAATGAACTTTTTAGAGTTTCAAAGAATCAAATTATTTGGGGTGGTAATTACTTTACAGAGTATTTAAAACCTGTTATGAGTTGGATAATTTGGGACAAAATGCAATATAATTTTTCATTTTCTCACGGTGAAATGGCTTGGTCGAGTTTTAATACAAAATTATTGATTTTTAAATATGCTAGAGGTAATGAAAGTGGCTTTGCTCCTAAATTGAAAGCTGAATTAAAGCAAGGTTTAAATATACACCCAACTCAAAAACCAATAGCATTGTATAAATATCTTTTAGAAAATTACGCCAAACAAGGCGATAAAATACTCGACACCCACTTAGGTAGTGGCTCAATCGCGATAGCGTGCCACGACTACGGCTTCGACTTAACCGCCTGTGAACTTGACAAAGAATACTACGACAAAGCAATGCAAAGAATTACTAATCATGTTGCTCAACAAAAATTATTTTAATGCAACCTTACAAACCCGAATACCTGCCGCGTCAAATTGAAGCGTTGAACTATCTGGCAACCGATTCGCAAGTTGAACAGTTGTTATACGGTGGTGCGGCAGGTGGTGGGAAGACGAAGTTCGGTTGTATGTGGCAGATTCAACGTCGTTTGAAGTACGCTGGAACGCGTTCGCTTATTGGACGAAGCAAATTAGACACGCTTAAAAAGACGACTCTCAACACGTTCTTTGAAACAGCGCGTGAGTTTGGATTGGTTGCTGACAAACACTACACCTACAACGGACAGACGAACGTGATTAAGTTCTTCAATGGAAGTGAAATTGTATTGAAAGACCTGTTCGCTTATCCTTCAAATCCGAACTTCGATTCACTTGGATCGTTGGAAATTACCGATTATTTTATAGACGAGGTAGCAGAGGTAACAGAGAAAGCCGTGAACATCGTTCACTCTCGTTGTCGTTATAAGTTGAACGAGTTCGGATTAATTCCCAAAGGCTTCTTGTCGTGTAATCCTTCGAAGGGGTGGTTGTACAACGAGTTCTATATGAAGAACAACCGCAACGAACTACCTTCACACCGAGCGTTTGTTCAAGCGTTGCCGCAAGATAACCCCTTCCTTCCTGTTGCTTATATTGAATCGTTGCGAAGACTTCCAGAGTACGACCGCAAACGTCTTTTAGAAGGCAATTGGGAGTTCGACGACGACAGCGACAAACTATTTCAAACGGAGAATCTTCTTCGAATGTTCCGAAACGAAGTAATCAATGAAGGCAAGAAGTATATCACAGCCGACATTGCGCGTTTTGGGAAGGATAGAACGATTATTATTGTATGGGAAGGTCTAACTATCATTAATATAATTGAGTTGAATAGAGCAGCGTTGGACGAAGTGGTGAACAAAGTTCGCTTAATCTGTCAACAGCATTCAATTTTATTGCAAGACGTAGTGTGCGACGAAGACGGTGTTGGTGGTGGTGTGGTTGACTTCTTAAAATGTCGCGGGTTCGTCAACGGATCTAAACCAAAGCACCCACAATACCAAAACTTAAAAAGCGAATGTTACTACAAACTTGCTCAGTACGTCGAAGAAAACAAAGTAACGATTCTTTCAAGTACGCGCAAAGAACAAATCATTCGTGAATTAGAAATGATTAAACGACACCGCGCAGATGTTGACGGTAAATTGCAGGTCACACCGAAAGATGTAATCAAGAACCGCGAAGGTATATCTCCAGACGTTGCCGACGCGATAATGATGCGAATGTATTTCGAACTCAATCCAAGTTACGGACAATATGTTGTCGGTTAGCATAGGTTGACTATATTAGCACAATGAAAAATACACCACTATACGAGTCTTTGAAAATGACTTACGACCGCGAACGTGAAATTGTTAATTCACTCGCGAACTATTTCCAACAAGGGAAGATTCTTGGAGATATTCTTCTGGAACTTTCTCAACGGAAAGACTTAAACGCCAAAGAGAAAATATATCTTGCGCTTATGATTGGTTCAATGATGAGTAAGCCGAATGAAGAAAAGTAATCTACTCACGCAAGTCATTGCCGAATTAGAAGCGCGTGAAGCGAAGGGAATGGAGACCTATGGAACAACGTTAGACCGAACTGATTTAACGCGCTCAGAATGGTTGCAACACGCTTACGAAGAAGCGTTAGACCTTGCACTTTATTTGAAGAAACTTAAAATTGAAGAAGATGCCAGAAAGTAAAACTAAAAAAGGAATATGTGTTTATCTACACAAAGACTTGTGGAACGAGATTGACGAGAAACGAGGTGAGAATAGTCGCAACACATTTTTAAGTGAAGCAATTGAGTTCTCTTTGAAGTTCTACGTTCCCGAATCTAAAGTAAAATTGAAAGAACAAACGTCGACAAAATAGCGACGGACGAAGCAACAACGAGAGCGCCAGTGCGGCGCTTTTTTTGTTTGTCTAACTTTTTCTTTTCAGCAGTTAGAGTGTTTATTTCTTCGGTTAAGATGTCTTCCTTCTGTTCATAAGCAACGATTACTTCTTGTAAGTTGTTTACCTTTTCACCTTCGATGTTCAATTGTTCTTTGAGGTTGTTAATTACAAGTGAATCTGAAGCAATTACGCTATCGCAGGAGTTCACCAAACGGAGAACATCAACGCGAGTAATAGTATCTCGAACAAGAACAATATCACGAGTTCTTTGATAGGTGGTTTTGGCTGTAAGTTGAGCATCTTCATAAGTGCGGAGTTGTTTATAAAGTTCTATTTGTTCAGCAAGTAAGCGGTCGTATTCTCCAGCGTTGTAATTGATAACGCTATCTTGCTTTTGTACTTCAACGTGAACGTCTTTTGACTTATCGCGTCCCCACCAATTCCAACAAATGACCGTCCAAATAGCAGTTGTTCCAATGAGCAACAAAGCAATTGCGAGTATATTCTTTCTCATAAGATTTTCCCTTCGTGTATGCGGTAATTGTGAACGCTGAATGAACCATTCGCGCCTTTGTCGACTATTGCAAATCCGTGGTTATAACGTGAATAGGGGTTGTAATCGGGCGAAAGTTCACTCAAACAAGCTACACCCCAACAGGTTATGAATTTTCCATTCGCGTCCCTCTCATTGTGTTCGGCTGTCTGGTGGTGATGTCCACACATCGAAGAAACTTTGGTCTTCATATACAAACCACGAGCAACGTTTACCGAAGGCATAAATTGTTTTCCGAACTCGTGACCGTGAAAGATAGACAACTTACCGATGTTTAGTTTGCTTTTTCCATCAACCCAAGTTATGTTGTGTTTATCTAAATGACAAAGCGACGCAAAATCGAACGCGTCAATGTCCACTAATTGCGGAGCTTTCACACGCATAAAACGCCAGTAACGTTCTTCGTGGTTTCCTTCTTTGTAGTAAATGTGAGCCTTTGGAAATTGCTTTCTCAATGTATCTACGAATTGACGCATTGCGTACAATTCTTCTTTGAATTTTCTTTTGCGTGGATCTTTAACGAAGTCCGAAAGTTCATGACAATCTAAAGCGTCACCACCTAAAACAACTGCGTCGCACCCTTGACGAATACCTTCATTAATTGCAAGACTCAAAGCCTCGTTGTCTTGGTAGGGAATATGAATATCATAAAGCATTAAGAACTTTGTTCCTTTCAATTCAATGTGTCGACGCTTTTTTGCGTATGACTTAGGTAGTGCGTACGGGTTGGAAGGTCTTTGTTTAGTGTCAATCAATTCTTTTTGTGAGTTAGATGTTCTACTTCTTTTTCCAATTTTACCACGAACGGTTCGAACGTAGTTTCGCGCGTGTTCGGCTGAATCAAACGCTTCTGGATATTCAGTAAATAGTTTTTCAGCTAATGAATGAGAAGGAGCATCGGGAAACTTACTGCAAATCTCCGCTGCTATCTTCCGTGCTTCGCTCTTTGGTCGTGCCATTTGTTTTTTGTTTTGTGAATCGTTCAATTACTGTTCCACCAAACAAACCACCTGTGAGCAATGCGAGTGTGTCAAACATCGCAATAGGACAAACGTAGTAAGTAAATGTTGCAACATAACTCAAAACGATTAAGTTAATTGTAACAAATATAGCAACAATTCGTTTCGAACTTACTTTGGTTGAAGAGGTAAGCAATTCCTTAAGCCACACATTCAACTTATCCTTCATAAAAACTTCAATACGAATTGAACAATTAAACCACCAACCACACCAGCAGCGGTTGCAATACCACCCAAACGAGCTACCTGCAAACGTTGATTCTGAATATATTTGTCGTGCTTCTGCACCTTGCTAACAAGACCTTCAATCTTCATTTCGTCGTCACCAATCAACACGTTGTATATACGGTCAATCTTCTTGTCCATATCCTGGAGCTGTTCGTGTATCAATGTTATTTCGTGTTCGGTGTTCATTTCTTAAAGTACAATTCAATTTCAGCCTCACGACGACGAACCAAACCTTTGAGAATTACTCCGCCACCTTTGTTCCATAAACGAAAAGAATCTGCTATTGTTGGATCGTTTGGGTTAGCATTTACCTTTCTCAACACAGACGACTTCTTGAAGCCACCAACACCGATGTTATACGCAAGTGAAACACACGCGCTAAACTGATTCTCGTTAAGCGTTTGCGTTATCAATGCACGAACGGATACCGCGAACTTATCAATGACGTTTTTCGCTAATTGCTCCGCTCTTGCTTGTGTGATTACGTCGCCTTCCTTAACCTTCGTTCCGTCTTCGTAAAACGTATTTCCGTATCCAATCGTCCACACGTTTGCAGGACACAAATAAGCCTTTAAACGACAGCCTTCAAACTTCTTTAATAGCGCGTAGCCGTCAGCGTTAACTTTCATTTTTCAGTTTCTTTATTTGTTTCTCTTTCTTTGCAAGATACTTACGAAATTTTTCTTCGTAAATCTTGTGCATCGTTAAATTCTTCTTGCGTCCCCTTGTTGCCATTCGTTTTTATTTTAGTTTATCTCAACCAACCTAAACCGCGTCGTCTGTATTCGTATGGAAGTCTATCGCGTCCGTCGCTAATCTCGAAAGCGTTCGACGGATACACATTTGTTTGCGACCAAATCTGTTGCGTTGTGTTCGTCGTGTACTCTGGAAAGTCCGATTGATTGAAACACAAATAGTCAACCATTCGCTGAGTGTAGAACATTGCTTGTGAACGCGCTTGGTCGCGGTAGTTTTGTAAGTCTGTTTGGCTGATTGGTGTAGTGTCTTCGCTTGTGCGAATAACAAGACTTCCGTTGTCCGTTTTAACGTACAAATGAGGCAAGACTTCGTACATAGTCCACCACATAACCATTCGACGCAAGTAATTGTCAAGAAGGGTTTCGTATGCGCCTGTAATATCGTCGTTTACAACGTCTTCTTTAATCTTATTGTAAAGGTCAGTTCCTAAATACAATTGTGCGTACTTGTCTTGCGACAAATAGATTGCAGGGTACATAAGCAACGGATCAACTGAACCGTTAATCCAAGTGTATTTTTTGATATAGTTTTCGTCTATTAAAAGAACTTCGGGTTGTAGTGCCATTTTTTTATGAGTATTTAAGTGAACCTCTGTTTGGTGTGTTAATTGGCGCAATGCCTTCTTGACCTTTTTGCGGAACATAAGGGTTGTTACCTACACGCTTGTCGTTTTCAAGTCCGTCGTTAGGTAAAATGCGGCCGTTTGTATCTCTTTTTCTAACGTAAATTTGTCTTTTGAAAAAATGGCCACAGTAGACTCCGCCTTTCCAGTCAAACAAACTATAAGTATTTTGCCCTTGAGGTGCGAATTGTCCATTGACTCCAGACTTACTCATTTTCTCAATGTCTTCATATCGGAAAATCGCGCCTGCTTGTGACATCTTAACCATCTTTTTGCAGAACTCACGGCTGTTTTCTCTTATGTTTTGTGAATACGCATAGCGTAATTTATAAAGTCCAACATCACCCCACTTAGATTCCTTTTCGCCTTGAGCGTTACGCATTGTCGGCATCTTGTTTCGCTTTGCGAAGAACTCGCTTGTGTAGTTCATTTCGTTTTTTGGGTCGGTAACGTCTTCTTCACTTACCAATTCCCACTCATTCAAATCAATGTATTCAGCCTTTTGTTCTAAGATGCTAATCCATTCTTCGCCCTGCTCGTCACTAAAATCATTTTCAGCAACCGCAACTTTCGCCTTCTTCGCAACTACTTTTTTTTTTTGAGCGGACAATTTAGCCACCGCGTCACCGCTTGTTTGAAACATTGACTTCGCAACGTCTACGTCAAGACCTAAGAATTGAACTAAGAATACAATCGCTTGTTCTTGCGTTAGTGTTCCTGTCCCAACCGCTGCGACAATCTCCAAAGCAGAAGCAATTTGCGCTCCGTTGTAGGTCACGTCACTAACTTTTTCAGTTATTCCTGTTGGTGTTTCTGTCACGTCTGTTGAAGGTACGTCTATTACTGTGGTAGGTGCGTTAGAATCGATTGAAATTCCGTCTTCGAAGATAGAGTTCATCTCTATATTTACGTCGCCTAAAATCGGTGTAAATACTTCTTCGATTATTCTTTGATATGGACGAATAACTTGGCTGTTGAATATCTCCAAACCTACCAACATTTCGTCCTTATTGCTTCCGAATCCTGTCGCATCTCTAATGCCGTGAATCAATGGTGAAACAACGCGGTGTCCTACCATAATTTGCTTCGCTGTTTCTTCTGATAAAAATTGATATTGCTTGTCAGCATCTGAAAGTGGAAACGCTTCGATTTGCGGAGCGCGTGTAGGATCTTCGTTAAAAGTCATTAAGAACTTACCCGCGTTACTTGCACCGCTTAAACGAGTTTCCCACTCACGACGAATAGCCTCACGTTCTTCTTTTTGAGGTATTCCGTTCAAGAAGTTAATGATGAATGAAGGGAATAAACCATTCAAGATATTGTTAACGTGGTACAATCCCATTTGATAAGACAACTCAACGTAATTCAACGCTCCGAAGTAGTCGGGTTTAGGATAGTAAACACTACCCGCGCTCATTCCGTGAGCGTAAATAACTTGTCTTGGTTGTTCTTGCGCAATGGAAGGATTGAACGCAGGGATGAACTCTGGCTTACCACGTTTTGAACGCGTGTTTGCCCAGTCTTTTGAATAGAAAATTCCTGTGATGTCGTCTTCTTCTTTGTCGTAAGCAAGACGACAATTCTCAAAAGGCAAATGGTTGATTTGTACAACGCGTGTAAAGTCCATTGACCAAATTACTTCAGCAACAAATGCGCCTTGAAGTTTTAAGTCGAACGCAATACCTTGCAATGCGTTGTCAAGAATAGTTCCTGTACCTTGTCCCTCAATCATATAAGAGATTGAGTTCACCAATGCGTTGTGAATTGGTGAGTTTTGGTAAAGGTTTATGAGGTGTTGAGGGAATAAGTTGTTTTGTCCGTAGTCAATCCAACCGCTTCTGTTTTCTTTTTCAACCGCTTCAACTGGCTGATATAATGAAAGATTAATTGATTGTATATTGTTTTCCATTTTATGCGCCTGTATATATTACGTCTACGGGAATCGTAGGTGTTGAAACGTCAAAGTAAATAGTTCCGTCTTGTAAAATCATCAAACCCTTTTCAACCAATCCAACGACGGACGAATTGGTTGGGTTTATATTGCTGCTGCTGTTTTGACCATACACTTCGTAATGATAACGACCTGCATCGGTCAATCCAACGGTGGTAAGTCTTATTTTTGTCACGCGTTCGTTCTCGTTTATCACGGTCACTACTTGCGCGAGTTTTTCACCTGTCATTTCGTAAGTCAAAACGAGTAGGTAGTGTGTAAAGGCAACGTTGAAATACTGACGACCTTCGTCTAACGAAAGCCACGCGTATTGATTCGCTGTGTTTGTATTGAGGTAAACCATTCCCTTTTTCCTTTACGTTAAAATTACAACACGTAGGGACGCGTTGTCCCTATGTGTGTAAAAGTTTTTTTAGTCAGTTATAATGCTTGTTGGAGAAGCATTTAATTTGTAAGCGCGCTTCGCTGCTTCGTGAGTGAACGCTAAAGTGTAGCCATTCATATCACCAAGAACAGTTCCAGTTGCCGCTGTTGAAGTAGAAAGGTCTGCTCCATATTCGTAACCAACAGCCCACCAATTTCCGTTAGTGTCTTCAACGAAAACAATTACGCGAGCAGTAGCAACGTTTTGCAATTCCAAACGCTTTGCATAACTTAATTTCTGCAACATTACGTTTACGGTCTGAGTATAAAATACTGTTCCGTTGTCGCGGTTGAAATTGATTGTTTCTTCGAAAGAACCTGTTTGAGTAGGTAGTTCGTAAGTGTAAATTTCATTTTGATCGAGAGCGTTAATTGCAGTTACAATTTCAGTTCCTTCTTGAAAAGAAAATGAAGTTACGTTTGCTTTATCAACCAAAACGATTTTTTTGATACCACCGATGCCATCTTTGCAATCGAGTGTAAATCCTGTACTTAATTCACAAGCCATATTATTAATTTTTTATTAGCACAAAAGAGGGGTGGGTTTTATGCCACCACCTCTATTATGCAAGGGTTAGAATGGTTGAGATTATGCAGTGTATTGGTAGAACGCGATTTCGTCACCGAATCCGTACTGAACACCTGCGAAGAATGAACAAGAGAAACGAACGTTGTTTGATAGATCGTACTGATACATATCTAAAACTGCAACGGTGTTCCATTGGTCAAGTAAGTTAGTTCCGAACCAAAGGTTTGACTTTTGGTACATAGCCATTGTGTCGTCAGACATACCAGGACACTCGATGATGTCGTATTGTCCCTGCCAAGTCATCTTAACAGTTTCTCCTTGATACAAGTAAGAACCACCGCCAAGACCTAAGATTGCAGTTCTGAATGCTTCAGCAACATTTGAAGAAACCGCGATAACAGGCTTCTCAGTAGCGCGACGAACGCGTGTTGGAAGTGTTAAAACAAGTTTGTTCATTTCGTCGATTACGTTTGCAGAAGTGATTGCCTCTGGATCAGCAACGTCAAGAACAGCAGCATCAGCCAAGAACAATGTCTCGAATCCTGCGTACTCACCTGCGTTTGCGTTAACACCTTGCCAAATCAAAACTTCGTTACGAGCTGCAACACCTGCCATTACGTTAGCAATTAATGCGTCGGTCAATGAAGCGTGAAGTTCGTTGTTTTGCTCTGAACGAGATTCCCAATCCGATAAAAACGTATTTTTACACAATTCGCGCTGTACTTGGAATTTCTCCAAAGTTAAGATGCGCTCTGTTAAGTTAACAGTTCCTGTTGGAGTGAAGTCACAAGTAGCATTTGCGAAAGTTACGTTGTCAACAAGACGACGAACAACTTGTTTGTACTCGATGTTTTCTTTTACTGTAAGCGCAGAAAGTGATTCGTTGCTTAAAAACGCAGCACGGATATAACCTGCCGCCTCGCGACCAGCGTATGTTGTGGTCAAATTTGTAGTAGTAGCCATTTTTTATTGTTTGTTTTTTTTTATTTTTTAAGATGAAATAAGAAACGCTCCTCAGCCGACATTTTAGCGTATGGCTTTGAAGGTGTTTGTTTTGCCTGTTTTACTTCTTTGATTGAAGACGCAGCAGGCTGTGCGCTTAATTTTGTTACTTCGCTTGAAAGTGTTTCGTTTGCTTTCTTAATGTCAGCAAGTTCGCTTTCCAACTTAGCAACCAACGACAAAAGTCCTTCAACCTCTGCGCTTAGTGATTCTTCAGCAACAACCTCAGAAGTTTGTTCTTCTTCGATTACTACTTTAACCTCTGGTTCTTTTTCTTCTTCCATTGGTTTTAATTCGGTTACAACACCGTCTGCAACTACAACGATGATGCTTTCAGCTGTCTTGTATTCTCCGTCCGCCAAAACAACCTCGTTGCCTTCTGCGTCTTTGCCGAATACACGAACACCTGCAGCCCAAACGTCGCTGTCTGAGTAAATGCTTGTACCGTCCTCTAAAATCGCCTCAACCATTTGTTTAACCTCAACAACCTCTTCGGCTGATAGGCTAACGTTGTGTTTTGCGAATAGAGCGTTTACTTTTTCTCGTAAATTCATAATTCTGTTAATTGTTTGTTTGAATGATAGATATAAAAAGAGGTATATTTGTTTCGTAATTCGCTTTTTCATAGGTTGAATTTGATTTTTAGGTTTGAACGGGGGAGTGATTACCCCCGTTTTTTTTTATCCTAAATTGTCGAGAATAGTATTCAATACTTTCAATTCATCTTCACTCAATCCATACGTCTTAAAACCCATTTTACCGCCCTCGTTTGTTATCTTCGTGAGCGCGTTAAGAAACAGGTTAGCGTCGTCGTTGAACAATTCCAACTTAAAGAAACCACCTGCTTCGATATTCATTTATTCTTCTTTTAAAAGTTCGTTTATTTCATCAAGAAGTGCTGCAAATTCTTCGTGCTTACTCAAATACATTTCTTTCTCTGCAATAAAATTTCCTTCAATTGAGAAACCAAGAACCTCTTTGTTTTGTATTTGCTTCTTTACTTCTTCGTTGTCCACTTTCATACAACCGAACCAAGTACCTTCTGGAAGGTCGAAGCCGAAGTTCTTCGACTTGTCGTTTTCGCCTTCGATTATCCACGTTTCAACCAAAGAAACTCCGTCAACCACTTTCGCGTGTTCAACTGTTGCGTTGTTTTGGTTTGCTTGTTTCAAATAGTTGTAAGCAATTGCACGAATGGTGTCTTTCGAATACTTAACGTAGTATTCCTCGTCCGTTTCGTCGTTGCGTCTGTAAATAAGTTGATCGGGAATTAATAGCGCACCATACAAAAGACCTCTAAAATCTTCTTTGAACTTCACGTTGTGTTGTTCGCTTAGTGCGACAAAGTCAACACCGATTGCAGGTTGTTCTACAACGCTAATCGCGTACACTCCGAGCAATCCTGCGTCGTCGATTCCGTATTCAATAACTTTAATTTTTTTCATTGTTTATCCTCCTAATCTTGATTGGTTTTGAATTAATTGTTGTGCCTCTAAATTGCTGCTGACTTGCGTTCCAAC